TATTTCCTCATCTGTTAGCGTCTTTGCTGTTGCTGCCTTGTAGCCCTTATCAAAGCCTATAGCCTCAGCAATTCCTAAGTCGTGTTCGCTTGGGTGGGTGTAAAGCGGCTCACCATTGCCGTGGTCATAAATGTCATAGATGTAACCTAAGTCAGACTTCCATCTGTACGCTACTGGTTCATTGCTCATTACGCTTGCACCGCTATCCACGATATGTGGGGGTGATGCGGTTACTTCGCCAGCGTTTACATTAACAGTCAATGATCCGTCTTTTTCTGCAAGAATACGATCTTCGGTTGTAAAGGTTGTCATGTAGTCACCTTGCTTTTATACCTTGGTATGTTGATCCGTTCAAAACAGGCAGTACATTTCCACCTGTTAATTTTTCCTGCTTTAATCATTTTGCCGTAGTCTGCTGGGCGCATTACTTGGCAGCTAGTACAGTATCGTTTTTCAGTCATGGTTTACCCAAAAATATAAGATTGCAGCTAATACCATCATGGTTGCAAATACGGCAAATACACCGATTGCAAAGACCACCATTATGGTTTCAATCATTGAAATACCCGAACACTAGGTGGGCTTGGTGGTGTCATTGGTACGGTGTATTGGGGAATACCAATAGCTGACCCTTGTGGTGTTACGATTTGGTTGGGGTAAACCGTCAATGGTTGGCCTACCGTATTGCCTTGCGGGGTTAATACATTGACCGTATTGCCGTTTTGTTGAATGTAGCCAGTAACTTGGCCTTGTGGGTTTGTAATTACATAGGTTTGGGCGTGTGCAGGTACACCATAAGCAAACATCGCACCAATAATTGCACCTAATATGCAAGCACCTAATAAATCTTTCATGTCTATCTCACCTTTAAAGGTAGCCCCCGTAGGGGCTGGTTAGTAATTATTTGGTAATTTTGAAGTTGGAATGCTTAAACAAATCAACTAAGCGCAAGATTTCTTCAAACGATAAATCAGGGCAAATTTCTTTAATTTCGTTGTACATAGCTTGTGTAATTGTCCAACCGTCTTTTGTAATGTATTCCATTTTGCTTCTCCTTTTTCTATTTCACTCGTTATTGAGTAACACCAGTTTATTAAGTTATCTTAACTATTGCAAGAACTATTTATTAGGGATAAACCCTAATGTTGTTTTTTTGTCAGGATTGCAAGATTCAAGGGCATAGCTATCCCTACTATGAGGAATAGCTTGTCAGTCTTGCTGAGTTCTGAGGTGTATATATTGCTTCGATGTCTTTGTCGTGCCTAGGTCTGTCGTTATCACTCATCGGTCTATCCATACAGGACGGTTCTTCTTACTATCCAAGCAATAACGGATAGGGAAGGCGCAAATGCGCTAGTAGTTTCTAGGGGTATTTACAGCCTTTACCGTAGCAACACCAATGAGTACGGGCTAGAAGCAGAAATAGAAAAACCCCTTTGGGTTGCTCTAAGGTGATGTTGCTTACAAAATGGGTCGGTAGTCATTTGGTAAACACTCAGAACAACCCAAAAGGGTCTTGGTCACCAACCTAGTTATCCGCAGACATCACTCCGCTTACTGGTAGTGTACTACAACTTATTCCAGTTCAGGCCAAATTAATTTATGGTTGTGTGGAAATAAAGTTTTACGGGTAATTAGCCCATGTGATTCTTTTTCTAATGTTGCAGCTAGGATCACCAGCTTATCTTGCGGAATATCACCGTTCTGCCACATAGATACGGCAGGTACAGATACCCCGACCAGCTTGCTTATACGGGTAGGGCCACCAAGTAATTTGATAATTGCTGTTGCGTTCATGTAAGGTATCTTAACAAATAAACAACACTTTTGCAAATAAACGCTTGACTATGAATTTAAGTTATCTTAATCTTTACATACCGCACTTGCGGTGACAACTACCGCAGTTGCGGTGAAATAGAAAGGTAAATTATGAGTGATTATGACCAGCAGTTAGCAGATCAAGTACAGATGCAGTTTGAACTTGATGAAGTATTCAAAGACTTGGAAGAAGGTACATTTCTTACCGAGCGTCAAATAGACCTATTACGCCATTGCTGCGGATATGTCGCACCTAAACGCAATAACCATGTAAACCCTGTCATTCGTGACATTGTGAATGATTTTGGTCAAATTTTTGGAGCAAACAAATGATTATTACTGATACACAAAAAGATTTTAAAATCGCCCCTGCTGGCAACCATATTGCTCGCCTGTACTCCATTATTGACCTAGGTCATCAAGCTACAGAATGGAAGGGCGAAACCAAGATCATGCACAAGGTTGTATTTACTTGGGAATTGCATGGCGATGACGATGCTGGATTGCCACTCAAGACCGATGACGGCAAGCCATTAATCGTATCTAAACGCTATACAGTCAGCCTTGGCGATCAGGCTCGTTTGCGTCAAGACCTTGAAGCATGGTCAGGCAAAAAAATGACTGCGGAAGATCGCAAGAACTTTGACCTTAAAGGTTTACTGGGTAAGTTTTGCATGGTTAATATCACGCACTCGGAAGATGGCAAATACGCCAACATTAGCGGCATTAGTCCAGTTCCTAGCGCATTGCGTAGCGCACAACCCGAAGGCATTAACCCGACCAAGATGTTTTGGTTGCAAGAGTTTAGGCAAGATGAATACGATGCGTTGCCAAAATACTACAAAGAAAAGATTGCGGAAAGCAGCGAATGGCGGGGTCAGAAGTTGCGTGAAGCTGAAGCACCCAAAGTTGAAGATGACAACCTAAACGACATTCCGTTTTAAGGGGGCAATATGAAAGCATTTCCAACATCACAAAGCGAACGCTATCCTCAAATCATAGAAGGCGGCATGGACTTGCGTGATTACTTTGCGGCTCACATTATTCAAGGGATACTTGCAAACAATGCAACCTGTGATAACGATGAAACGGTAATTAAAGCAGCTTGGGGATTAGCCGACAAAATGATAAAGGCACGAAATGATAGTTAAAGAAAAGGTGGTAGAAAATGGTCATTGGTACACAAAAGACGGCACTCCAGCCTATACAACCATCGGCAAGACTGGGGAAAGAGCCACAACGCTTCGTGACGCACGGAAACTTGGACTTTTGCCAAGTGTTACAACAATTAACGGAATGTTATCGAAAGCAGGGCTTGATACATGGAAACAGCAACAAGTCCTCTTAGCCGCTTTAACCCTGCCTAGGTTGCCTTACGAACCTGAAAGTGAGTGGCTTTCCCGTGTAATGCAGGATTCCAAGGCTACGGGCCGTGAGGCTGCGGAACGGGGTACAGCCATTCATGCCATTATTGAGTCGTACTTTGACCAAGTGTATATGCCTGAAAAGCCAGCGTATTTAGACGGCATTGATAAAGCCTTAGAAAAGGCGTTTGGAAGCCAGCTATGGCTCTCAGAGAAGTCTTTTGGGCATCCGCTAGGGTTTGGTGGCAAATGCGATCTAATGGCTAAACCAATCAACGGCAAGGGCAATGGGTTTATTGTTGATTTCAAGACCAAAGATACCGACCTTGACAAAGTTGATGTGTATTTTGAACATGAGATGCAACTGGCAGCTTACCGTGAGGGCCTTGGCGTTCCAGCAGCAAGGTGCGCTATTGTTTTTGTAAATGGTACGACCAATCAGGTCAAACTCATTGAGATCGAGGAACAAAAGCTACAAAATGGCTGGGAATGCTTCCAACATCTACTGCGGGTTTACCAAATCAAGAACGGAATATAATGGTAGTTCCTTCACGGGAACGGGGGAAAGCAAGAACGCTTCGCATATGGGAATGTGAGTACCCCAACTATTTTTAGGGCGTTAAGCCGCCAAAGTAGGATGCAGTAAGTATGGAATTTTGCGGCTTTCTGCCATACAGCTTGCAACTGCCAAATACTGCCCTGTTGCTTTTTGGTCACATAACGCTTGACGAATTAAGATAACTTAATTATTCTGTTCTTACTTTAACTGAAAGTGAGATAGAAATGAACATACAAAACTTAATACCCCGAACAAGTCAAAATGTAGAAGTGCGCTACATCCCTGAAGAAGAATGGTATCGCTTGACTGACGAACGAAATGAAGATGGTTATGGCGTTTTTCGTGATGGCAAATTGATCTATTCCAACCATGATCCAATCGAAGCAAGTTACGAATTTGACGAGGTAACACATGAACACACCCTATAACACAGGCAAAGTAGAGATCGGCAAGTACTACCAAAAGCCGTTACGCATTGAGCAAGACGATGACATGATTAAGGTTCAAGGCTGGCTTATTGGTGAAAGCAAAGAGGCCCGCATGGAACGCATAGCCAAACGGATTTATTTTGGATTGGTGCTGGCTTTAACAGTAATACTGTTGTTTTCAAGCAACGCTAAAGCTGCGGCTATTGCGACTATGCCCAATGAAGGCGGTGGCAAGATCGTATTGACCGATGAGGTATGCAAAAACGATGGCAAGACTTACAACAAGTTAAGCCGTGCGTACAACTACACTACATCAGGCCACGGTAGTGAAGGCTGTTTTTACATTGAAGATGACACGGTTGTAGTCATTTGGGACACGGCAGCAGGGGTAAAAAGGATGCGCTACCCAGCAGAAAACTTCACCCTTATCAAGCGCAGCAAAGGTACGCAGATATGAACAATGAACCAGTAGCGTGGATAGATTCGTACGATTTAGAGCGTTTACCGCACCATGATTGCTGGGTAAACGGGCAAGAACATAAAAATAGCGTACCACTCTACACCCATCCAGCAGACCTAACAGATGAGGAAATTATTGAAAGTCTTGCTGAACTTGAGCATGACCAATGGATGTCATGGGCTGATTCAATAATGAAATCTGAAAAGATTAGCGATAACAGGTTTGCAAGATGGGCTAGTTTAATGATTCCTTATGCTGAATTATCAGAAGAAATGAAAGAGCATGACAGAGTTTGGGCTAGGAGAGCATTAGCAATACTAAAAAAGACACAAAAGTGAAATACAAGCAGTTTGACCAACGGTTACATGATGCGTGTGATCCACCAGCCCGTAATGCAGTAGCGGGTTGGCTTAAAACGGTTCACCATGTTGATGCTGTGCCTAACCCTGATAAGTACGCTGTAGACCTTGTTTTTAGTAAAAATGGGCAGGAAATAGGGTTTGGGGAAGTAGAAGTACGGGATTGGGGCATGGATTTTTGCCCTTACGAAACCATCCATATTGCCCAGCGCAAAGAAAAGCTGTTTAGTCACCCTCGTACTACGATGTATGTAGTCACTCGAAACCTAACCCATGCTTACTGGATCAGGGCCAGCAAGATCAAAGAATGTCCGCTAATAGAAGTACCAAATAAAGCAGTAGCTAATGAGGAGTATTTCTACGATGTACCCACGCATATGTGGAAATTTGTAGATTTACGGGATGTGTTTTAGGTTAAAACATCCAAAACTTTATTGATTTTGGCTATTCTGTCTGCCATTCCAATAGTCCCGCCATTAATGCGTTTTGACATGGTTTCAATATCCATTGCATCGGCTAACAGATTTAACTGTTTACGATTCCAAAACCACCCCGCAGAAAGAGCCGCATAGCGGGGTTGTTCAACAAGTTGGGGGTTAGCTACCAAGTCCTCACCAATCGCCTCGCCAAACGCCTTGTAGTTGTCTTTGCCAGTCAATTGGATTAGTCCACGCCCGATGTATTTAGCACCATCACCATCTTCCGTATTACCCATCCTGCCTGAATACACTTTATTGGCGATCATTTCAGGCTGACGGGCAAACTTTTCAGCAATATCAGCATCAGGAAAGCGTGAAGGCCATGTAGCCATCAGCGCTTTAGCCGAATAATTCAGGTTTTCTTTTAGGAACTTAAACCCGCCTGATTCGTGCATACATTGACCGATAAAACAGGCTTGGCGTTTAGGAGTGTTGATTTCGTACTTTTCAAAAGTTTCTACTAAAGGCTCAAACCATTTGCCTTCAATGCCTAAAGCTAATAGCTGAGATTCAATCATTTTTTAAGCATCCCTTCAATTTCTTTAGTTTTGTCTTTGCTGCCTTGGCTTGATCCAAAGTAAAAAGATAAGACTTGACCTGCGCTACTGGTAATAAATCCAAGCGCAAAGATCACCATTTGCTGTTGATCTACAGGTACATCTTTAAACATCAAAATACCAATAAAACTAAACGCTAAAGTTACCGTACCAAGCGCAAGCAGGGGGACTACCGACTTATCCAGCTTAGTAGCGTGTTCGCTTGTGGCTACGGCTGCGTACGCTTGGCGGGCAGAATCACGGTCTTGAGCGTCTAATTTGGCGTATTCAAGGTCAAGTTCCTTCAGCTTCATTGCCATCTCAGGATTGCCAGTCAAAGCGGCTGTAACGCCTTCTATTGTGTCATCGGGTATGCCTAGCTTAGAAGCGATCCAGCCCACAGCAGCACCCCCAGCAGGGCCAGCAACAGCAGTAGCCAAGACAGGAGCAACACCTTTAAGTAGTCCAAGTAAAGTTTCCATCATTTATCACCCCAAACAATAGCCCACGCTATCCAACCTGCTACCAGTAAGCACATTAACTGCGCCCTACGAATATTCTTTAAATCACCGTCATATTTCTGTTTTTCTTCTTTTTCCAGCTTTTCTAGTTCGTTCTTTATCTACAAGATTTCAGCCCATTCTTTCTCGCCTAGCGCAGTATTCTTGAATTGTCGCAAGAACTCTACCTTTAAGGAATACTCCTCATGGCTAATAAGTTTGCGCTGACGGTATTCAGCTAAAGCCTTGTGTATTGCTAAACGCTGCTTTACTTGTGCTTCTTTTTTAGACCGTAATCTATCTTTGGCTAGTTGTGTTGCTACATCCGTTCCGTCTTTTTGGAACGCTTCTACTTGTTTAGTTAATGACTTGGCACTTTCCCTAGCTGAATCAAGGCTGTCTGTAAGGGTTTTGACATCCACATTATTTATCGCCAAATAAGTGGATTACCCAACCGAATACGGTGCTGATTCCAGCAACAATGGTCATGCCTACCCAAAAGCCGCCCCTAGACCGTTCTGCCATGCCTACCAGCTTCTTTAGGTCAGCATCCATGTTGTCTATTTTCTTTTCCATAGAATCAAACTTGCGTTCGTAATCTTCGACCTTTTGCCAAAGTACGCCATATTTGACTGGGTCAATTTCAAACGCCATATTAACCAACTAACGCTTTTACTTCGTCTTGTGTAAGACCTAATGCGGCTAGTTTAGCTAGTGCAGAAGCCTTTGTATCTTTAGCGGCTTGTGCTTTAGCGGCTACTGTAGCTTGTGTAGATTCCCATAAAGCATCAAGTTCGTCTTGAGTAGGTTTTGGTGAAGAATCTAGCCAATCCAAACCATCATAAGATTCGCCATTTAATGACCATTGTTTACCAGCATAATTTTGCGTAAGGATTTGAGAATAATCAATCATCCTGCAATCTCCATTAGGGTTAGAGTTGAAATTACTCGGTAAGAACCAGCATCATTTCCATCTGTTACTTCTCTATTTACATAAAGAGAACCTGTGCCAGCACGACCATAAACAGCGTAAGTTGTGGCAGAAGTTGTGGCAGGGGAATCTAAATAAGTTGCTTGGTTGCAAGCCATTTCGTATTGGCTTCTAGTATTTGCAGAAGCAGTTGCAGAAATTCTGCTTCCTGAAGAATCGCCAAGTGAACCAGTTACAATCGAACCATTTTTATACAAAGCCAATCCGCCATCCACATTGCTACCAACATCAGAACCTAAATAAACAGTAAACATCACTAAAACTTTGTTTGCTGAATTTTTTGGTGTAATTGATGCTGAAAGACCTGATATGGAAGCAAAAGAAGTTCCACTTTGAACTGTTGTATCTGTTTTTACCACTTGCACCACTTGCAATACGCTACCAGCAGGAAGCGTTGAGTATGGTACTTTTCCTGAAACTAATGCTGAAGTGCTTTGAATAGTTCCGTCAGGGAATGTTATGGCATCAGTTGTGCCGTTAATAATTGTGGACATTATGCTTCCTCTGCTGGTAATGGTGTATTGCCTTCAGCTACCCATTTTAGGTAGGCTTGGTAGTCTGTGTTGGCTGGGTCGTATGGAATAAAAGCGTTATCGCTTGTGCGAATAACCTCGTTTGCCAATTCGTTTGTGTAAGGGTTCATAAATAATTTATTCATTTTATAACTCCGCACTTGCAATCCAAGCAATAGTATTAGACGAACTTCCTAATTGCTTTGTTGCGTTGGTATTGTCAAAATATAAGAAACCAGTAGTTGATGGAAACGCACCTTGTGTACCACCTGCTGTTTGTGGGTAAAGTGTCATTGTTGGAGTTGTTCTTTTTTGAACTAAAAATGACGGATTTGCATTTCCGTTAGTCAATCCTGTATTAGTGTATGCGGCAATCGTCCATGTATAGCTAGGCTCATAATAGCGTTGGCAAAGTTGCAATTCTGTTGTGTACTGTCTGTATTCAAATGAAGTAGCTTGTGTGCCTACCTCTAGCTGAACTCCAGTAATGTAGAAAGTTGCTCCGTTTGTACCAACTACGGATGTTGCGCCTGTGGCTGAAAAGTATGTTGCAGATGCCCATGCGCCAGCAGTTCCGCTATATGTTGAACCTACACCAAGCCCCCAATAAATCTTAATACCTGTTGTGTTGTTAGTTGTCCATGTTCCGCTAGTATCGCCAGCAACAGTAATAGTTTTTTGTTCCCAAGTATTAGCGGCTGAAATTGTATAAGTAAACGGATAACTTCTGCTTTGAGCATCATTTAAAAACGATGCGCCAAAAGTGCCTGTTAATGAACTCCGCACCCAAAAAGATAAAGTAACCGTTTTAGCATTAGCAGTACCCCAACCTAAATCGGCAGTATTAAAACCTTCAATAGATTGACCTAGAATAAATAAATCAGCAGAACCTATAGAATAAGCAGATGATGATGTTGCACCAAGATAGTTAGTAAACCCTGCTGGCGGTGTTACAGAACCAGCGTTTTGCTGAACCGTAAACTTAGATGCAGCAGAGCCATATCCATACCATCTATCTACAGTATATTGAACTGCGCCAGTATTATTCATCGTAACACTAGCACCAGCGTTTCTTTGGTCAATAACCATCGCACCGTTGATGATGCGATTCCGCATGACTGAACTAATGGGTGCTAGAACTCCACCGCTTGCATCGTTTATTCGGTTTACTTGTAACTGGCTCATACCGTTCCTTTCGGATACTTATCTTTTACTGCTTGAATTTGTGCTTTCCATGCGTCTAAACCGTCATGAAAGATGGTGTCAAACTGGTCTGCAAATGATGGGTATTCGGCTTGTCGTTTGTCTTTATAGGCATTGGCATCAATATAAGCCTGTAACGCAGCTTGGTCGTATGTGACTTCGTTACCATTAGCATCGTAAGCAACATCGCCATTAGTTGTGACAATATTTGGATATAGTGTTCTTAATGCATCACTCATGCCGCAATCTCCATTAAAGTAATTGTTGATGCAAACCTACCAACACCACCATTGTCACCATCAGATTGGCTTCTATTAAAATAAAATGTTCCGCTTTCAATGCGGAATTGCAATTTATAAGTAGTAGAAGAAGTTGTAGCTGGCGAGTCTAAAAAATTAATTGATATACATTCAGATTGACCCGAATCAAGTTGGTAAGCATTTGTTGTTGCTGGTGACCTACTGCCTGCCGCATCTCCAACATCAATAGCCGTGCTTCCTCTTATTAACCTAATTATTGAACCACTAACACTAGCTTGACCGCTACAAGTAGCTGATGCCAATACAAGTATTTTGCTCGAAGAACTTGTAGGTGTAATACTTGCTGACATACCAGTAATATCGGTAAAAGCCCCAGTTGCAGAAGAAGTAAATGCATCTGTTTTTGTCACGCTAACCACTTGCAAAACGCTACCAGCAGGTCTATTGCCTGTGGTGATAATAGTTCCGCTTACAGCAGGTAATGTCTGCGTAAAGTTACTAGCAGTTGCTGGCTCTTGGATGGTGATTTGTCCACCACCGCTGGATTGTAAAACTAGGCTCATAATATGACCCACCTTTGTGTTGAAGGAATTGTTACCGTTACCCCTGAGTTTACTGTAATTGGGCCTACCGATTCAGCATTTTTTCCAGTAGAAAGCGTGTAATTTGTTGTTACCGTTACACCGTTTTCAACGAAAACTTCGTCACCGCCACCACCAGTAGCACCACCGCCTAATTGACCCCATGCACCGCCTTGGTAGCCTTCAAATTGTGAAGTGTCTGTGTTGTAGCGGATTTCACCGTTTACTGGGCTTACTGGTCGTTGTGCTGTAGTTCCTTTTGGAATCAGCATAAAGCCTGTACCTGTAAATACAGGGTTTACAAAAGCAGTAGTAAATTGGGTGTATTCAACAGCATCACCAGCTACCGAACCTGCAACTAAATTAACCGCTTTATGGGTATTTAAGTCTAAATTACCCGTCATTGGGGTTTGGCCGTCTGCCGCTACTGAATCAGTAAGAGCAGCAGCCAAGTCATTCATGGTGTTATTTGCCCATGATGAACTAATCGTAGTTTGGGTTACTACTGGATTACCTGCAGGGAGCGAATAAACTCCCGATCCGTTTCTTGACATTATTTTTTCCCTTTTCTTAATTCTTCTGCCAGTTTTTCAGGCGTGAAATTAATGGCTTCCTGCACTTGTTTGCTTAATTTCTTCTTTTCTAACGCTTCTGATCCTACTTCAACCATTGGGCCTGCAAGCGGCATTTTATTCAATAATTTGTTCAAAACTTTATCGACTGCGCTTGAAGTATTAGAAGTGTTTGTGCCTCTAACTGGTGAATTAATAGCAATTACAGTATCTCGTAAGTTTCTAATTTCTTGTGCGCCAGCTTTTCCAAGTAAATAATCTAATTTGCCTGATTTATCAAGGTTTTTAACTATTACATCGAATTGTTTAGGATTAAAGGTGCGCTGACCTAAAGAATCGGTTTCAATGTTGCTGGTAATTGCATTTCTAAGGTTTTCAATAGTTTGCCCTTTAAGTTCTGCCCAAGCCTGCTGACCTTTTTCGGTCTTTTTAAGGGTATACCCTAAAGATTTTAAGCTATCTAAATCAGCTTGCATTACAGACTTGTCAAACACCTTTTCCAAAGCAACAACTCTGTCGTTAGAATTTGGTTTTTTGCTCAACAAATCATCAATTAAACCAATGTTTTCAAACTCATTGGCAAATTTAGTTCTCAACCTTCTTGCTTCTTTAAATAGATCGCCACCAGCGTTTTGTGTAGCCGTATCAATCATTGTTTTAATATCGCCACGAAACGCCATGTTGCTAGGAGTATCGCCTGATAGCCTATTGACCATTTTGCGCACTTCTTCTACTTCATTTAAAGTCATTTCACCGTTTTTGGCTAGTTGATTTAACTTTATTTTTGCGGCATTTATAACTGGAGCATTAGTGGCTTCAGCTTCCATAGTGTCAAGTTGGTTAATAATTCCTTGAACATTAACTTTTTGCTGACCTTCTTCCGATGCTCTAGCAGTTGTGTAAGCACTTTTGTAAGCATTTTTAGCTTTATTGGCAGATTCTCTTAAAGCGGCATCTACAACTTCACCAGTAGGTCTAAAATAGAATGGATTAGCTACTTTTGCGCCTGTAGCATCTACATAAGCATCTAAGTTTTGACCAATTTGCGTATTTCTTAGTTCTTGAGCGGCAATTAACGGTCTACCCACATCTTCAGGGTAAGTTTTCATTGTTTCAACTTCAAACTGTTGTTGCCCTAAATCACGGGTTGCTTGACCTTTGCTGAGTTTAATAGGCACTCGTAGTTGTTCTGCCATTTGCGCTCTTACAACTGCATTTGGCACTTCTGCTGCGCCTGCGCCCGACATGGTAGACATTGGCGGTTCAGGCTGACGCAGAACTTGTGCAATGCGTGGGCCAACATCTTGTACTGTTTGTGCTGCTTGTCTTACCTGAGTAGGAGTTCCACCTGCTGCCCTTGCATAGCTTGGCAACATACCAACGCTAGGAATAACAGGGGGTAATTTACTGGCTTCAAACACATTACCCATACTTTGAAGTATGTCTTGGCTTACAGGGCTTGTAGGCTGGTATTGAAAGCGTTGTGCAAATTCAGGGCTATCAACACGCTTACTAGTGCCTTGCCGTATGTTTTCTATAGCACCCGCACCTACCCCTAAAAATGGTGCGGCTGCGCCTGTAACGATAGCTGCTGGCACTTCGTATACAGCCTTTACCCGATCCATCATGGTACGGGGCGGTTCTTGTACTACAGGTGGGTTTGGAACTGAACCAACTACGGTAGGAACATCGCTGGTAATGATGTTGCCTTGATCTATAACAAAGCCAGCGGGTAAACCGCTTTTTTCTTCAAGTACAAATCCTTTTGGAAGTGCCATTACTTATTCCCCGCTGGTTTCCAATTAATGCCGCCATCCGTAGATACAATCCGCTGACCCGTTGTTGGGTTGGTAGCGTACATTGGTGCGCCAACAGATACTTTGCCAGCTGATCTAACAGCTTCAGTTTTAGCTTCACCTTGCGTTTTTGTGCTGATGCTATCCCAATCACCTTCAGGATAATATTTTTTCTGCAAATCAATCATTTGATTAATTGTTGCTAAACGAGAAGGAACAGGAATATTTGGATTGCCTAAATCACCAGCCAGTTTTTGGTACAAAATAACATCCATTACACCTTGTGGGCCTTCAAACCTTGGCTGCTTCATTGTCAAAGCACCTGACAATAGATTTAATTGTGCATCAGCTTTAGATGCTTCTCCACCGCCACCAAAGAACTCCCTTGTACCAGTCACAATATTAGACAATCTGCCTGAACTTGGTGCTTCTGAACTTAACAAAGTTGAAGCAGATTTCATCAAATCAAAACTGTCTTTGGCGTTTCGTTGATTTTTAACCAATTCATCGCTAAATTTAGCTGCTGCTTCTTGGTTAGCTTTTGGTGACAAAGCAGGGTTGTATTGGTATTGCAACTGTACGGCAGGTGCAAATTTGTCTTTCGGTGCTTGTGAAGGCGCATTGGCGGCTGGAACGGTAGGAGCATTACCCATTGGCATACCGCCAGCAACAGGAACATTGCTTACAGGCATTGGTGCGCCAGCAGGAGCGTTCATTGGTGCGCCCGCAGGCATTCCACCACCAGCACCCATACCTGTGTTGTAGTAAAGGTTTGCTCTTGAAATAGCTTGATCGCCAGCTTTTAAGTTTAGGCTTGCTCTTTCGTAAGCAGACATTTCAGGCTTAACACCGCCAACTTGGAAAGTGCTAATTGGGTCAGGTGAATTAACATCAATAACACCTTCACGAGTTTTACCTGTTTTCTCATCGGTAAAGCTGGCTTTTTCCCATTTAGGCCCTTGCGTTAAATTCTTTATGCCAACAGCTTGCAATGCAGGGTTAGATGCACTTGCAGCAAACAGATTAGCAGCTTGACGATCAGGCATATTAGACATTAATGGTGCGCCTGTAGGGGTAGGCCCTGCCATTTCGGTTTGTTTAGGATTAATTAAGTCTTGATATTGGCTTAACTCATCACCGTAACGCTTACGCAATGCAGCGGCTAAATCTAATGCTTTTTTATCGCCTTGTTCAGCAAGGTCTTTACCTACATAAATATTGGCTAATCTAGCAAGGTTTTGAGTAAATGCAGGGGGGACATATCGACCACTAATCATTTGACCTTGTGGCATCTGTTGGCCTTGTGCCATTAGCATTTGCGCCATTTGTTGCTGGCGGTTTAATTGCTGTTGCTGACCTAATATTTCAGGTGGTAAGTTGCCGCCTAGATTGATTGTTGGTATCGTAGCCATATTAGTACATTGCGTATTGATATGCTGGGTCTGTGTAAGCAGGCGCATCAGGCATAGGTTGGCTGTAATCAGTTACAGGAGCAGGCTTTTTAGGGTCTTGTTTACGCAACATTGCTGCCAATGCCATATTGTCATTTTTACCTTGTCCTAATTGACCAGCAGATTGGGTTAAACCTTGACCTTGTTGCATTGCCATATTTTGCATGGCTTGTTGCTGTGCAATATTTTGAAAGTATGGGCTTAGACCGCCTAAATCTTGCGGTTGCTGCATTTGCATAATGTATGGGTTCATAATTGTCCGTAATCTACGGCTTTGTAGCCGTTATCAAGGGTTATTACAGCATTAGGGTACATAGCTTCTACTTCATGCGCCATTACGCCTGTGTGCGTTCCATGCCCTGCTAATGGGTGATCCTTAAATTCGGCTTTGTATTCGTATGTATATACAGGCAAGCCGTTAGGTAGCCAAGCAATTTGTTTAATGTTTTCTTTAGTGCGAATGTCGGATTTCATAATTCCAGCACCGCCTAAACCGTATAAACCTTCGTTAAAAGCGGCTTGTTGGGCAACTTTAGAATTAAAATCACCCATTTGGGCGTTGTATTGCATACCAGCCGCACCCAATAAATCAGGGCCACTTGTGGTTGCTTGCTGTGCAGAATTAACGAATTGTGGGCCTGTTACTTGTGAACCAGTACGCACCGCAGAAAGGGTGTTAAGTGGCTCGTTACGCAGATAAGCCTGCTCTTGCAGGGCAGATTGGCGGGCTTGCTGACCAACATTAAAGCCTTGAGTGGTAGCACCTAAACGCAAGTCATTTACACGCTGCCCTTGTTGCATCATGGCACGATTATAGGCTTCTGAACCAATATCAATACCTTTATTAGCTAATTGTTGTTGTAAACGCTGTTCGTCTTGTTCAATTTGTGGCTGTAAACGCTGCATATAAGCGTCTTGAAAAGACTGGCTAGGATTAAACCCTGTAGAAGGCAACGCACTTGTATCAAAAGGCGTGTTGAGCATATTCTCAACATAACTTACGCCTTTAGTAGCTACATCGCCTAGACTGCTACTTATTCGATTTTGATTTTCTAATAATCTTTGTTGATCGGGGCTTAAAGACTGGGTTGCAGTCCAAGTAGGGTTGCCGTATGGGTCTTGACCAGTAATGGAGTAATCAAGTCTGCCGTATGGAGTTACTTGATTTACACGGTTTGCAGCCGTAGCCGCTCTTGCCGCATCTAAGTTTCCTGTTGCGGTTTCCCTAGCTGCTGCTGAATAGTCAGGCGCAGCAGGCGCACTAGCCGCAGGGCCTAATCCTAAAAATCCACCACCACCCATGTCATTCTCCCTTATTTAGAGGGCATCGGATGTTAAGAAACCGACACTCCTCTTTACGCATAGCCATAATCACTAAATCCCCATCCATGTGAGCATCAGGTATTTCGGCTACCACTTTAAAACCAAGGTGTCGGTTTAATTTTAAGGCATCTTCATTATCGCCACAAATTTGACCTAGTATAACGCTAACACCTAATTTATTAAAGGGGTAATCAAATACCGCCCACAAAAAATCCCTACTTGCCCAATCCTCGCCAACGCTGCCAATGTGTATTTCGCAGGCCTTTGGCATAAAGTTGGTATATCCCGCTACTGCTACTAAATTACCGTCTTTGAGTTGTCCTATACATTGCGTAGTTTCAGGCAACGGATGGTTCAAAATGCGTACCAGCCAATCGCCCATATACCGTTGGTTTTCAGTAGTAACTGATCGCAATTACAGAATGCCCCCACGCTCCATTACAAAATCGGTACTTGCCCAATGAAACTCAATGCGCTGAGATACCACATTCATGCTGACTGAGCCTGCATAGCCTAACCCCGTTACACCCTGCCATATCTTAGTAGTTACC